GCGGCCCTGCAGGGTGCGCATGAAGGTGTTGCCGTCCAGGACGATCTGGTCAATCAGGGCCTGGGTGATCGGGTGGTCCATGTAGGCCAGGGCGTACTGCTCGAGGGACTCCTCGATGATGTCCGCCGTGCGCCGGGTACTCAGGAACGTGTCCACCGTGCTCTCGGTCGGATAGGCCGAGCTGCGGTTGCCCCAGACCCGGAAGCCCATGGCGTAGCCGGTCAGGATCGTGGTGATGCCCGCGGCGTTCAGCAGGTTGGCCTCGGCATCCGGATCGTTCACCGCGCCCTCGATGGGGCGTTCCAGGCCGAGGACATTCTTGAGCTTGGTGTTCGAGACCGACCACCAGTAGCCCTTCTCATTGTCCTTGGCGGCCTGTGCCCCGGCGACGTAGGCAGAGAGGCCCTCGGTGGCGAGGACGTTGCTGGCGTTCAGCGCCTTGACGTGGGGATAGAGCAGCCCGATCCGCTTGGAGGCGATGTTCAGGGTAGTGGATCTGGCGGTGATGACCGCGGCCGGCGTGAGACCGGCATCGGCATCCACCCAGGCGATCGCGCGCAGCTTACCGGCCAGCGTGTCCATCGCGGCGGCCACGCCGGTCAGGCCACAGTAGCCGGGAGCGATGATCTGCTTGGGAGCGAAGCCGAAGAGCGTCCGGCAGTCCCGGAACGCCTGCATGCCCGTCCTGGATCCGCCCTCGGTGGTCGTGCCGATGATGTTGACGGCCGTCACCTTGCTGACGTCGGGCGTGGTGTCGGTGACATGCGTCGCGGGGTCGAAGACGTTGACCACCACCACCATGCCCGCGCCCTGGTTGAAGATCGCGCGCAGCGCGGCAGGGATGGAGAAGCCGGTGGTCTCCACGCCGAAGTAGGCCTTGGCCTCCTTCTCGTTGTAGATCACCACCGGGGTGTTGATGGTCTTCTTGGTCGCGTCGGTCAGGGTGTGGACCGGCGCGGTGCCGACCAGGCCGATGATCGCAGACTTGACCTGCGAGACCTGGACGGGCCCGGAGAGGGACTCCACGGTCTCAACGCCGTGGAGAAAAGTGGCGGTCATCAGGCAGCTCCTTTCTTGGATTTCTTGGGTTCAGGGATGGCTTCCAGGTAGCCAAGCTCCAGGTAGCCCTGGACCTGCGGATCCGCAGGATCGAGCTCGACGGTGCGACCTGGCACCAGGGAGGAGCCCGCCTTGGCGGTCAGGGGGCCGCGCCAGTTGTAGAGGGTCATAGGGTGGTCTCCTGGAAAGTGGGGAGGGCTGTCAGGGCCTCGCCCATCTGGGCGGGCTCGAGCGGCTCCTCGCCCAGGCCGGTGGGGTCCTCGTAGAACGTGACGGTGAAGTCGATGGCGGCGGCGCAGTAGGTCTTGTCCCGGTCGAGAGCGTCGTACTGGATCTCGCCCTCCTTCACGTTGAAGGCGTAGCCCTCAAGGAACGGCTCGGCGAGCATGACCCGCTGGACCCGGGAAATCATCGGGTCCAGGACCTGGTCCACTGGGACGCCGGTAGTGCGAACCTCCACCCGGATTTCGAGATCGTATCCCCTGGTTCCCCAGGTCTGGGCGTCCTGGATCGGCTTGCAGCCCAGGACGTAGGGGATGATGGCCGGGAGTTGGTCTTTGTCGATGGGCCGCATGGCGTGACGGTGCACCTTGGCGGCCGGAGCAGCCGTCTGGAGCAGCTCCGCGACCTTGGAAATGAGCACGTCCCGCTGGCTCATGGCGCCTCCGCCAGGAAATAGCGGGTGACCGCGCCGTCGCTCTCCTGGAGAGGATAGCGGACAACCCAGGCCTTGCCGTCGACCGTGAGCGGGTCATCGACTCCCAGGCCCTCCACCGTCTCCAGAAGCACGGAGGGGGATCCCACCAGCTCGGGCGCGTAGTCCTTGCCGGTGAGATCCTCGGGCTTCGTGGAGGCGGAATAGAATCCCCGGGTGGTGAGAGAACCCACCACCACGGGGACGCCCAACCGGCGGGCCAGGGTCTGGAAGCCGCGGACGCTCACTTCTTGGTCGGCTTCTTCGGGGTTTCGCCGGAGGCTTCGACGGCCTTGCCGCGTCGGATGAGATGGCGCCCAAAGTCCTCGGAGACCTCCACCACATCCTCCGCGAAGGCGTCGGTGCCACCCTCGAGGGCCACGCCGGAGAGAATCTTGACCTTCATCTCAGCCTCCTCAGATCGTGGCGCCGGTGGCCTTGCAGAAGGCCTCGGCGTAGCGGAGCACCATGTCCACCATCTCGAAGGAGGTGAACTCGACGAGCCCCTGCTTCTTCTTGGCGTAGGGGTCGAGGATGAGCTCGAAGCCAGGGCCGAACTGGCCGATGATGACCTGAGCCCAGTCCGCGCAGACCAGGCCGTGCTCATTGGTCCCCGTTCCCAGGTTGGCGGCCACCTGGTTCGAAGCCATGGCCTTGTAGCCATTGACCAGGCCATCCTCGATCTTGCCCTTCCAGATCATGTCGGATCCGGCAGCGGAGGCCACCAGGGTCTGCATGAGCTTTCCGGCCATGCCGGGGGTCGTGACATAGCCGAGGGTGCCGAGAAGCGCGTTGTCCTTGGCGATCTCGGTCACCATGTCGACCAGCTTGCCGAAGGTGGGGGCTCCGCCCATGGCAACCGCATTGACGCCAGACGCAGCGTAGATCCCGGTGGGCAGGTTGGTCCCGGTGCCGTGGAGGACAGCCTTGTCCCAGGTCAGCGCGTGCGCCTGGGCCAGATCCTTGCGGATCATCGCCTCGGCGTCCTCACTGGAGGTGTAGAGCAGTTGGCGGGAGATAGGCGTGGAAGCCTGGAGGGTCTTGGGGGAGAGCGTGACGGTACCGGTGGTCAGTTCGCTATCCGCCACGTCGGTGCCGGAGTTCTCCGCGACCCAGGAGGCCGTCGCACCACCGGTGATCTTGGGGAAGGTGATCGGCGCGGAGAGGCCGGAGAGGAAGCGGGCGCCCATGCGGATGGAGACGGCCATGTTGCGGAGCAGGTCGATGAGTTCTCCCTTCTCCGCGAAGACCAGTTCCTTGCCCGCGGTGGCGGTTCCGGTCACGAGGGTGCGCACCTGCAGGGGCAGAATGATCCCGCCTCGGCTCTGGAAATTCACCGGCATGCTCCGGATCAGGGTGTCGGAAACCTCGTGCTCGAACCCCCTCTTCGCCTGCCGGCCTTCGGCCTGATCCAGGACGGCGGCGAGGGCGCGGGCGTAGGAGTAGCCCTGCAGCTCCCGCTCGGAGGCACCGAGGTCCTGGAGGGAGGGCGCCGGGGGAGGCAGGGGCTTGGAGGCGAAGCGCTTCAGGAGCTCGGCGCCGGCGCGCCCCAGATCCTGGACCTGGCCGAGGATCTCCTCGGCAGCGGCGCGCCCCTGGGTGCCGAAGACCTTCTCCGCGTCCGCGAGGAAGGCCCGGACCTCGGGGGTGATGAGGGCCCGGACCTGCGGCGCGGGCGCCTGCGGAGCGGGAGTTTCGGTGGGCTGGGGCGCCTGCGGGGCGGCCCCGTTTTCGGGATCCATTCGGACCTCCTGGGTAGCCGGCCGGGCGGCCGGGGGTTGGATGACGTCCATGAAGCGAACGGGATACTCGCTGCCCATGGCCCGGCCAATGCCGGCCTTGGGATCGGCAGGGACAGAGACGAAAGAGACCTCGACGGGCTCCCAGCTGCTGATCCGGTAGAGCTCGTCCGGCTTCCCGGCGTTGACGACGGTGATTTCGAGGACGCGATAACCGATGGACACGTCCCGAAGGGCTCCATCCCGGATCAGGGTCAGGGCCTTCTCCGCGTCTTCCGTGGTGGCCAGGCGCACCTTGGCGCGCGTGACCTTGGCCTTGGCATCCAGCTCGAACGACTCCACCCGGCCCAGCAGGCTGTCCAGGCTGTAGACGTCATGGCCCCAGAGAGCAGCGATCCCCGCTTCGCTCTGGGCCCGGTCCATCACGATGGCGCCAGGCTCGTGCACGAGCTGTTCGCGGCCCCACCACCGATCGACGATGGTCTCTTCGGTGGAGGCCACGAGCTCAATGGTGCGCTCCTCGACGTTCACGGCGTCCCGCTTGAGGGACATGAACCGGTGCTGGATGGGCAGGCTATTCAGCCGAATCATCGTCTTTCTCCTTGGCTGGAGCGGGGGTGGAGGCCTGCGGAACGGGCGTCAAGTCGATGCCCAGGGACTCCGCGAACTCGTCCTCGTCCGCGATCGTCTGCATCACGTCCCGGAACACCAGGCCCTTCTGCGCGAGGATGTTCGTCCGGGTTTCGATCTTGGCGTTGAGCGCCTGGACGGCCGCGGCGATGTCGTCCTTTGGCGAGATCCAGTCCCAGCCGCGGCCCGCCCAGGAAGGCTTGGGGTCGTCGGCGTAGGTCACCTTCCCACTGAACCTGGCGCAGGGGAGCCAGTCCCAGAAGAGCGGGCTGAGGAAGGACTGGATCAGCCAGACCTGCAGCATGCGGTAGTTGTCCCGCTCGTCGAGCAGTCCGCCGCGCTGCGAGCCATAGTTCGCGTCCCCGCGATCGTTGGACAGGGAGGCATGGGAGACGCAGAGGCCCGAGGCTACGATGCGCAGGGCAGCCCGGGTGAACGGATCGAACGCCGCGTTGGGATGCTTGACGTCCGGCAGGTTCGCCGTGACACCTGCAGGGAGGCCGTAGTAGGTGGTCTCGCCGAAGGTCATGTCGCCGGGGTTGAAGGCGGAATCCCGCTCCCCGAGCTGGTCGAGATGGGTCTCCAGGAACCCGGCGCGCCCGGCCTCGTGGGCGGCCGTGGCAACCTCAGCCTCCCAGTATTTCCCGAGCAGGGCCAGCGTCAGCATGACCGGCGCAGACCAGGGAATGCCGCGGGACTGGCGGGAGGCCTGGGGCCTGAAGAGGTGGTAGATCTGGTCCGCGAGAACCCGTTCGCGCTTCTTCTCGCCGGGGGAGTCGGGGTGCTGGGTCCAGAGATGGTAGGCCACGGCCTTGCCCCACTGGTCCTGCTCGACGCCCATCACGATCCGCTTGGAGACATCGTTCAGCGTGTGGTCCAGCCGATCCGGGTCCACCGGCTCCAGGGCGAGGCCGCAGCGCCACTGCGGGCCGCGGACCTTCCGGAACAGGGCTTCACCATCCTGGGCGGCTTGCCCGATGGCGCTCCACAGCACATCCAGCAGCGTGCGCCCATCCGTCGTGCAGGAGCCACACCACCAGTTCCAGGCCTCCTCAACCGCGGAG